ATCGCCAAAACCCTGTAATTCTTTAATCATAATAAACTCCTAAGAAATTCTTAAAATGGCAGATGTTGAATTTGCCGTTGGAAATGTAATTGTAAAGCTGCTGGTTGCTGTTTTATCAGAGCCAAAATTCAATACAAAACAAGCCGCATTTGTTGTGCTATTGTAAACTAAAGCACCCCTACAAGTAAAACTTGCAGGACTCCAAGTAACATTGCCAAAAGTAACATAAGCAGTATTTGTCGTATTGTCATAAGCCACACTAGGAGTCAGTATTTTACCACCAGCAGTATACCCAGTCCCAGTGACTTCATTCACTGTAGTATATGCGGCAGTTGTTGAGTTTAATGTTGCATTAGCATTATACAGGGCAATCTTATAAACATAAGGCGTACCAGTATTAAAGTTTTCAACACCGCTTAATACATTGTTCTTAAAAATAGTTGTTGCTGTTTGGGTAATGGGCATTATGTTTTAACCTTTAATTTGGTTTGACCATCACGATAAGCATCACCACGTTCAAGACCATCGCATAGGCGTTTCAATTGACCAAGCGCTTCTTGGAATTTATTCTCAATATCAGTAATCATATCTTGCTCTTGTTTTTGGAAGAGCGCTGCTTCACGCAATGCACCATAAAACAATACAGGATCAAAGTTAATGCCTAGCCATGATGTTCCTGCTGCGTTTGTGACAGAGGATACCGTGAATGATAAGCCAGTACCTGAGTTACCCAAATACGTATTGCTTGCGCTTAATACATCGCCTACAGTGTAGAACTGACCGCCATTTTGAATCGTCACAGATGTGACTTGACCTGTGCCGCTAACAATAATATTAGCCGTTGCACTAGATCCAGAACCACCAGTTAATGGAACTTCATAATAAGCACCTGGCGCATAGGATGAACCTGGCGTTACTGTACCAATCGTAAATATCTCACCCTGCACAATGGTAGGTGGATAGTAGAAATAATGTAATTCTGTACTATAGTTTTGATCAGGAGTTGGTCCAACAATGAACGTTAAGTCATTGATATTGCTCAAAGAAGATCCAAATAATGCGTAATGCGTTGGCATCCCTGTCGTTGTAGGATTAGGAAACGCTTCACGAATATAGTTAACGTCTTTGTTCAACATATAGTTGTAGTTGCCAGACGAGTCAATTACAGCAACAGAATATGTAGCAAGCCAGTCAGTTGGCAATGTTAAATATTGGTTACTTGCCGTAAATGTACCAGTAACATTTTTACGCAAAACAGGGACATGGACAGAGTTAAAAATTCTGTCTTCTGCTTCTTGGACAAAACGTGGTATGTTAGCTACAAAAGTAGCTTCCGTAGACTCCATGTAGTCCTGAATTGCTTGCTGTAATTGAACGTAATTCATTACGCCATTGGGCCTCTAGCTTTAGTGCCTTTAGTAGCTGCACCGCAACCACGAATAGTGATGCCTTCAGTTTCTGTTTTCTCACCCTTAAAACCAATGCTTACATCCATTGCTGGAGATTCAGAATCAATTTCATCATATGAGTATTTGTTTGGATCTTTAGACCCACGTTTATTTTCTTCCATGTTCACTCCATGTGGCTTTGCATAATCTGATGCTGGTAGATTATTCTTAGCCATGATTATTTGCTTTGGTTTTTAGCACGGGCTAAGTTACGACCCATCTTCTTCATTGCTTCACCTGTTACAGATGATGCGCTTTTCTTACCTTTTGCACCGCTTTCAATTGCTACGGTTGGACCTGAATCACCAAGGTTTTTACCCTTAGTTTTACCTTTGGTATTAATACCACCTGCTGCTGTTCTGAAACCCATTTTAAACTCCTAAGTTGTTGTAATCGTTACTGTACCAATTAACACTACTGGTATCAAGTAATTTGGTGTTAATACTGTATCAAATGTGCTTGCGCCACCTACTGGTGCCCAGCCCCATTGAATCTGCCTACTACCATCCTGTGAATATCCATAAGCATCTGTATTAGTTACTGTAGGATCATAAGGATTTGTTTGTAAGCCGGTAGTGCCAGATACTTGATAACTCACATCTGGGCGTGGTTCACGAACAGCCTGTGGATCAAATACAGGATACATACCTAATTGTAATTGTGGTTGATCCGGCTCCCAACACTCTGGGCATACCTTAATGCTTACCATTTTGGTTTTAATAGTAAGCTTTTTAAGTTCTTTTAACTTATATCGCTGACCACATCTGTCACACTCAGCAATTGAATGTTTGCCACTAGCATATTTGGTAGCCATTAAACAAACCTACCTTTAGTCTTTCCTCTTTTTTCAATGCCATGACCACGGACTTTAGCTTCTTTTACTTTTCCGCCTTTTTTCTTAGCTTCAACATTTGTTTGTTGTTTTGCTAAATAATCATCCATGCCATCTTTTTTTGGCCTTCCATCAAACATAGCAGCATCAAGCACGTCATTATAAAGTTTAGCGCCTACTCTTTTTGCTGTTATTTTTGCTTTTTCTAATGTAGAAGGTTCTTCCCAATATGCTTGTCCTTCATATGTAGGCGTATTTGAACTATCCAATACTTTAATTGGTTCATGACCTGGCTGAGTTCTTTGATCAGCTACAGATTTTTTATAATCGTCTAATAATTTACCCATAATAATTACCTTGAATAGAACATATTTCTAGGCACAAAACGCAATGGTGCTTTTTCACGATCTTCTTGTGCAGCTAAATCATATTGCTGATCATAATCTGCTTTAAGCATTTGAATGCGATTAGGATCTGTGCCCTGCGCTTTTACAGAGATATAATAAGCAAGACCAGCAACCATAGCCGGAATAAAACGAAACGGAATATCATTGATAATAACCCCTGTACCTGCATCTTGAATTCTACGTAGTCTCCAATACACCAATGTATATTGATTTCCTGGTGAATTAGGTGAAGGCCATACGTTTACGTTAGGCAATTGTGGTACTGAAATAGCTGCGCCAGATGTATGTGATGCTGCAGTCGTGCCATTCTGTGCACGATAACAGTTTAATAACTGATTGCCTGTTTGGCTTACATTTGGATAGTAAATGGTTTCACTATCAATTGTGATGTAACCAGATGCCGCAATGTTAGAAGTATCGCTCAACGTAATTGTTGTATCCGTTGCAGAGATATTGCCTGACAATGTAGATGTTGTAGGATTTACATTGCCTGATTGACGATCAATCCATACTTGAATAGGACGGCCTTGGGCGAGTTTATTTGGTATGGTTGAATACGTATCCTCAGAGATGCGATTAATGTTGATGTCAACTTGATTCTGTAGCGTTCCCGTGCGGATTACTTGGCTTAATAAATCAATTGTATCTACTGGTAACGGATATTTTACTTGCCCAGTATTAAGTGGAATCTGACCTTCTTCAATCGTCCATAAGTTAATGCCACGATTAGCCCACTCAATAGTAAGCAAGTTAATGCTACGTCTAGCTGTTCTAAAGTCATAACCAGTACGAACCTCTAGGCCAGCACGTTCAAATGCCTCCTCAATGAGGTCATTCATGTTTAGATTAAATACGGAGGTGCCTGTGGTAACAGCCATTACTTATCCCAATTTATATTAATTCGTACAATGCCAAGGTCTATGATGATGTAATTAATGGTTTCATCTTCTGCAAATTCAAAACCAATCATAAAACCACTAATCAATTCAAATCCACAGTAGATGTTCATTATTTTAAACCTTTTAATGTTTCTGCTAGTCTAGCACGTTTGCCAAGTTTTCCAGGTGCTTTTGCTGCTTTAGCAAGCTTTTTAGCTGGAATCTTTTCGCCTTGCGGTACACCAAGCTCTTTATGCAATGAACCTGGCTTGCGGATTGCATCACCAATCCAATTTTTCTTACCTACTTTACCACCTTTTTTGTAGACCTCTACATCTTCAGGATGATCCTTGCGATGGATAATCTTTTTGCCTGGCATTTTGCTTGGGTTAATATCGCCCATTCCACGTGAAGCTCTCATGTTATATGGTTCCTGTTGTAGAAATTTGATTTGGTGGATTATTATTTGATGCGCTAATTGCACCTAAACCTGCAGTTGGTGTTGCTAATGTTGGTGATGAACTTGATTGGTTTTGATGCCATTGATCCCAATCATTATGATTCCAACCACCAAATCCATCTTGTGAATGCATCCAGTTCTGTTGACCATTAGTTGGTTGTGAATTTGTTTGCATTACATCCGGATTAAATTGGCCGGCTGTTTGACTATCTGTATCAGGAACTCTAGTAGCGCCATTACCAAAACCAAAGCCAGCAGTACCTGGACCCATGCCATAAGATGATGGCCCACCAAATGTTCCTTGAGGTGCATAAGGAGTTGTTATTTGGCTAGGATTCTGCGTATTAAAGTTATTGTTATATGCCATATGAAATGGCTGATATTGCTGTTGTTGTCCAGCACCCATGTTTTGTTGGCCATCAAAGTTTCCAGCACCAATGCTTGGCTGTCCTGCAGATGGTGCGCCATAAGGCTGAAATGCATATGGAGAACCATAAGACTGCTGTGGTGCAGATGGTTGTGCATATGATCCATATTGCTGCGGAGCATTATTTCCAGCCATTCCTAAAAAGTTATTAACCAAACTTCCCAATTGCGTATTTGCAAAAGGATTGTTTGTTTGGCTTCCAGTAGAGTACGGAGAGAAATTGTAACCGGCATTATAGCCTTGGAAACTATCTCTTGCAGATACTGGAGCTGCTGATGAACCACCCATTTTATTTTTTGCCTTTAGACATACCACCACCGCACATGTTTTGAACATGCTCATGGAATGGTTTAAAGCCGGCTGCATGTGATTTCATGTGGTCTGCATGGTGCTTAAATCCACCGCTATGCTTTTTAATTGCATCTTTAGCACTTGTGTGGCCATCAACTTTTTTAACAGTACCGCCACGTTTGTAGCCTTGATGCGTAATAGATGCTACTGCTTGCTCTTGTGGAGATAGATCAGAGAATCCTCTACGTGCAGGAGCTGGAGCCGGAGCTTGTGGTACTGGTTCTGGCATGGCATTAGATGCTGATAAACCACCGGCTGAAGGCGCAGTCTCTGTCATAGGTGCAGATGGACGATCAGGAGCAATAGGAGCAAAATTAGGTGCAATCATTTCATTACTAAAGTCTGTACGATCACCTCTAATAGCTTCATCTACAATCTTGCTTGCTTCTTTACGATCAGCTTTTGTTGGTGTGCTATCACGCCATGAATTAGCACCACGTGCATTGCCTTTTACACCAAAGTTCTTACCACCCATATCAGTAGATGGAATCTTAGTCCAATCATAAGGATCTTTAACATCATTATCCCAATAAGAAGATTTCTTATTTTTTGCCATGATTATTTCTTTCCGAACTCTTTAATATGGTCGTTATGAAGTTTGTGCCCACCAGCATGCTTTTTGTAGTGCTCAGAATGGTGTGTGCCACCAGCTGTTTTTTGAATATGCTCTACATGGCTAATCATGCCACCAGTTTTTTTACCAACAATACTCTTAGCTAAATTACCCAACATCTCCATAGTGCCAGGCTGAGACTTATCTGCATCCTGTTTAACTGCGGATTCATATTGAGACTTTTGCATAGCAAAGTCTTGTGGGTTAGCTTGGCGTTTTTCAGTCAACGTTCTTACGTATTCTGAATTCTCTAGCTTTTTGCTTTTATCATCAGCCATGATTTAGCACCATTTACCTTTAGTCTTACCTTTAGATGCAATACCATCTGCACGGCTAGATGCTGAACCGCCTGATGCCATACATTTAGTTTTGCCACCTTTTTTCATGCCACCGCCTTCAATGCCAATGGTTTTACCACTGTCACCAAGGTTTGTACCACGTGTCATGCCACGTTTTTGAACTTTAGATTGACCAAACTTACCTAGTTTATTAGAGCCGGCTTCTACGTCTTCTGCCATAGTGCGTGGACCCATTGTTTCTTTAGCCATTGCTTTACCACCTTTCTTCATGCCTGGAACTGGAGCGCCAGCTGGAGGTGCCATTGCTGCCATTGGATTAGCTACTGCTGGAGCTGGAGCACCAAGTGCTTTTGCAGCCATCATTGCCATAGCAGGATTCATTTGTTTGCGTTTCATAGTGCTTCCACCTTGTTTAAGTTTTGATAGATCAGTGTGTTTATCTTCATGCAATTGTTTATCATGCATACTAAAAGCCTTTTTGATCAGCTTTTTATCTTCTTTAATATCATCGTGTTTCATTAGCATTTCCACCTTTTTAATGATGCAGCTTTCCGTGTAGGCTTGCCATTCTCATCTTTCATTGGGCCTGGCATACCTGACATACGTGCACAAAAAGACTTCTTACGTGCACCACCTTCAGGCTGAGGAGCTTTTAAATGACTCCCTGTTTCACGATTGTATTTTGCTCTTCCTTTTGCAGTAAGTCCAGCACCTTTATCAGTAGGTAATTTTTCACCTCTACCCACAGATAAAGTAGGACCGCCTTTTTTAAGCTTTGCTGTTTTAGCAGAATCTTTAAAGTCTTTAGCAGTTGGTGCATCTTTAGATCCCGGCTTACGCATTTTTTCACCGCTACCATGAGCAATACGCTCTTGCTTAGCATGAATGTTTGCATATAACCCACCAGATTTAAAAGTTTTACCTTTGTCTGCAGCTGCAAATTCTTTACCTACTGATTGTTTAATACCAACCTTTTTAGCAAAAGATTTGCTATGAGCTACCGCTTCCATCAAGTTATGTTGTGCTTTAGATTTGCTAGGCATAATTATTTGCTTGCATGTTCAATAAACCAAGCTACTAATCCGCCAACAATACTAGCGGCACTGCCAACGGCAAGTAGCATTCTCCAACCACCATGAGCAGCTGACAATGTATCATTAATTTTGGAAAGAGTCTGTTTAATCTCTTCCATATCTTTAACCATTTTGTCCATATCTGCTTGTAAATGTTTGATTTCATTAGCATGTGTTGCTAACTCCCTAGCGGTTTCTAATTCAGCAGGAGCACTCATATATCACCTAGCCGTAACAAATAGAAACAGATGTTACATTAGTAACTGCAACATAAATACCGTTGTAAGCCAAAATTCCTTCACCAGGAATAATAACTTGGAATGGCTGAACACCTGAGCTAGTTTTAGATTGCCACAGGATAGGACCTGTATTATCTGTACCATCATAAAATGTAACTGTACCTGCAGTACCAGTACCAACAAATACAGCTTGTTTTAGCCTTGTACGGCCTGTATATAATTGAGCAGGAAAAGTGCCAGCATAGGCAGCTTTTACGTCATATTGCATTGTCATAATTAATCTCCTGAATTGATAATAGGGGACCGAAGTCCCCTTAGATTAATTAGTCAAAGTTACCGTATGGGTATGTTGTGCCGTTACCAATGTTCAAGTCTTGTTGAGCATAACGCAATGTAATGTTCATTTGACCTGATGTTGGAGCTGTCAATGAAGCTACAGTCATTTTAACTGTTACAACAACTTGTGAGAACCATGAAGGTTGTGTACCTGGTTGCAAGTTTTGTACGTCTTGCAATGTACCATTTGCATAGTCTAATTGTGTACCTGTAAATGTTGCTGTGCCACGTCCGGCTGAAGTAATAGCAGCCATTGTGCCATATACGCCAGTAGTTGTAGCAAAGTTGTTAGAGATGTATGGTTGGATTGAAGTTACTGTATGTGTACCGTCAGATGGCATAGTACCAACATCAACGTATACATCAGTAATGTTTGAACCCTGTGGGATTAAGAATACAACACCACGGTAAACTGTACCAGTTGCGTCAGCTGTAGGCGCTGAAGCTGCTGTAGGACCTGTGCTGCTATAGTTACCACCTTGTGGT